CTTGCTGCTGAAGCTAAGGGCGAGGTTGTGGGCCATGAACAGCTGCTGCCCGTAGTCATACAGGTCTGCCCAGCGGGATTGATCCAGGAGTTTTGCGCTCAGGTCAAGCCAGAACTGCACCTCAGGATCTGGGTAAGCTGTGCTGGTGTTTCCGCTGAACTCAGGGAAGGCAGCACGGAAGGTCTGGACAGTCACTGTCATGGCAATTCCTTATTCGATGATGGCGGTGCCGTGGACTTTGGCAAACCAATGCTCGGCATGGCTGCGGGGCATCTTGTTGGCGCCGGGCACATAGTTGTGAACGACGTGGTTGTTGTCGGTCAGCTTGAAAGGTTTTTCCACGTTGGCAAGGACCGTATCTTCCTTGTTGGCTTCAGCCACTTGGTCAGCGGTCTGGGTGGATTCAGTGGGCACGGCAGTGGTCTTGGCGACAGAGTCAGCAGCAAGAGGATCAATGCCAGTAGCGCGTGGGTCTTGAGGGATGAGGGTTTTGCGGGTTGCCATTTTATTTACTCCAAACGTAATGAAAAAAGGGAGAGGCCGTTAAGCCCCTCCCTTTACCTAGTGACTATCGCCGGTTTACAGACCGTCGCGATATGCGAAGGTTTCCGGATACACGCACTCAGTCACGCCCAAGCGGCAGTAGTAAGTCGATTTGTGGTAGATCGAGTCGTACTGGATGGGGGTGCGTTGCAGCGTGGTCATGGGGTAGCGCACATACTGCTTTTGCTTGCTGTATGCAACCATGCGGTCGACGGTGCCGGTCGTGCCGATGGTACCGCCAGCGCCCGAACCAATCAGCCACTTGGCCGGCAGGATGCTGATTTCGCCCTTGCCCGAAGCCTTGACAATGTTATTGTCCAGCAGGTATTTCAGGATGGAGACGGTGCCAGCAGTGCTGATCACTTGCGTGCTGATGTAGCCATACTGAGCCGGGGGGATCAGGACGTGGCTGGGCATCACGGCCCAACCGGAAGCAGCCCATGCGCTGGTGATCATGGCATTGACGTCTGCCAAGATTTCAGCCGGGGTCTTGCTGGTCCACAGGGGAGAGGCCAGTGCGCCGTTGGGCACATTGGATACGTTGGTCACCAGCGAGTTGTTGACGAGGCCGGTAGCACCGATGGTGGCGTCACCGACATATACCTGCTCGTCGATGTCCATCTGATGCTTCAGCTTCAGGGCTTCATACTTCTGGTCGTCAATGGGCCGGCCCATCTTGGCGGCAGATTCCAGCTCAAGCACGGTGTACTTGATTTCCAGACCCCACGGGGTCAAGGGCTGTGGGTATTTGCCGGTGTCAACACCAACGCCACCAATCTGCTCCGACGACTTGCCAATCCAGGCCTTGCCGGTGCGGATGCCTTGGCCAGCGCCGATGTTGGAAGCCGAGCCGAAGGTGGTCAGGGTGAACGAGCTAACTTCGTCAGCCACGCTCACGTCTTCACGCAGGTCGATGTCACGCGACCAGGACACAGCGGCCAAAGGCATGTGCAGGGTCTGGTCCAGACGCTCCAGCTCACCCACCAGGAAGGCTCCGGACGAGTCAACCGTGCGGGCGCCGTCATGGGTCTTGTATGCGTGATCGAACGCGCGACCGCGCTGATTGCCGGCCATGTCGATTGCCGCGTACTGCGAGCCAGCAGCTGCGTCAAAGGTCTGGTGGTCATGGGTGCGAGCACGCACGCGACCGGAAGCTGCGACGGCAGCGGCGATGTCCGTAGACAAGAAGATATTGCGTTTCATGTAGAAAGGTCCTTGAAAAGAATGGGTGGTTGTTCAGGCGGTTGGATTAACCAGCCCAGACTTCGAGTTCAGCAATGCCGGAGGAGTCAGGCGGCGAGGCCCAGCGCGCGTTGGCGATGGTGACCGTGGATCCAGAGGATGCTGCTTCGAAGCCGCCTTGGATGTGGTTGCCGGAGGTGGCTGCAATCCAGACATACACAGCACCGCCCTTGAGGGAGGGGATCACTGCGAAGTTGTTGCACTTGACCATGCCGAAGCCGGCGCGCAGCACGTCAACGATGGCGGGGCCGACCGGGGGAACAGCAGCACCGATGCTGGCCGACATACCACCAGACTGTTGCTGGAAGGGGTACGGGCGCACCAGGATACCGTCAACGCGGGTCACCGCGGTATCGCCAGCGATGAAGCCGCGGACAGTATTGCCGGTGGCGTTCATCAGGACGGCGTCACCGTACAGGCGCACGGGATTGGTCGTATCTTGCAGGGAGGGCATGATGCTGAACATGCCCGAGCGGTTCACGTCGCCGGGGAAGCCAGCGCCCATGCGGAAGCCGAAGGCCACGTCGTTGGTGCGGGCACGGACAACCGTGGAGAAGCCCAGAGCCGCGATGGCCAAGGAGAAGATATTGCGTTTCATGTGTGAAAGGTCCTGTAATGAAAGTGAGGATGGTAACCGAAAGAGCCGCGTTAGCGGGGAGCGCCCTGCTTGGCCCAGAACTCTTTGTTCGCTTTGTTGATTTCAGCGATGGAGGGCAGACCCTTGGCAGCAGGCTGAGCAGCTTGCGTTGCGGAGTCGCGAGTGGCGCCGGCGTTGTTGATGGCAGCTTTAGCGGCGGATGCTGCATTGAACAGCACGGCCACATCGGCACAACCCATCTTCACCAAGTTCAGCGAGTCACGGCCAGTGATGCCATTGATCAGCGTGGCGCCGTCTTTGGTCATGTAGGCTGCATCAACCACTTTGCGGCGCAAGGAGCACATGCTGTCCACGGTGGTCTTGCGCAGGGCCTTGGCATCGAAGGTGGGCACGCGGAAGCCGGGCACCAGGACTTCAGCCTTGGCAAGCAGAGTGGCGTATCCCTTTTCCAGAGCTGCGCTGTCCATGGTCTTGCCAGACTTGTCGTCCTCGTCATCCTTCTTGGCGAAGGGGTTGCCATCATCACCGGTGGCCACAGACTCTTCGTCAGCAGGTCCACCGTTCACGTCGGACTCCGGATCACCATTGCCGCCGTCATCCTGGGTGTCAGCATCACCGCCACCAGCCAGTTGGGCAACCGTCTGGGTCAGTTGGGTGATGCTTTGCTCGATGGCCGCAATGCGGGCTTCGATGTTGCCACCACCGGATGCTTGCTCTTCCTCGCCGCCGTCGTTGGTTTCACCAGCATCAGGCTTGTCGCCGGAAGTATGGATGTGGATGTGGGTATCACCGCTCGGATTGCCATCACCAAGGTCCTCCACGGATCCTTCCTCGGCTTCGGCGTTCTGCAGTGCTTCTTCAGCGTCCGCAACTTTCTGACGCAAGGCGTCAAGGGTAACCCGGCGGGCACCCGTTTTGATCTGAACTCGTTTGGTAGCCATACTGGGCTGTCCTTTCTTTGCTGGGGGTTGATACTCTCGGTCGCCAATTGCACAGCGCGGGCCACAGCGACCTCTTTCGACCAACGCTATATGGTTCACGATGATATTCGTCTGCTGACCAACACCATCGCTAATTTGCTCATAATCTGCATCGTAGCCGGCGGACACTTCCCGCTTTCCGGCCTGGATGGAGGCAATCAATCCTGCGTCGGTCACGAGGACGTCACCAATCACAAGGTCCTTGTCGTCACCTTCCCCGCGGCGAGCCGTCAGGACAGTGCCCTTGGCAAGCTGCTTCCAGTTCGCCGGGGTCACATCGTCATTCGGATGCTCGTCTACGATGCTGGCCCCCACGAAGGAGGAAAGGCAAGCAGGATCAAACAGGGTCTGTTCCGTTCGCTGCACGTAGGCCACATCTGTTCCGGATCCGCACTTGATAGGCGTTTCGCCGGGGCCGTACATCATCCAGCCTGTTCGGGCTAGCGGGACGTTGCGGCAGAGTAGTGAACCATTCGGCAGCAGGCTCATGTTCGGGCCGAGCTGTTCGACTGTGTGAATGACCACGCCACCTTCAGGGGGGCCACGGTCGCCTGTCGTAGAGCGGATGACTTTTCGTACTGTCATGGGGTTTCCTTTCGGGGGTTAAATTCGGATAACTTGGATCAGGGCAGAGAGGACAAGTGTCCGTCCCCCACTAGTGACGATCGTACATCGAAGCAGGTATTCTGCTCCAACCGTGCCGGCTTGAATCTGCTGAAGCACTTGAAGCCCTTGAATCTGGGCTGCTCCCAGCAGGAACCCGGCCGGCAGTGCATCAGTGCCGGCGTAGACCTCAGAAGTGGCTACTGCTGACGATATGGTTTCACCTGTGTTGAGCACCAGCGTGAAGTCAAAGGTCACCACGTCCACCTCGGCCACATCCTTCGGGTCAAGTCTTACGTTTTGGCGGGTCATGCTTATTTCCTAAGTTAATAGTCACTGGATACCTTTCTATTCAAAGAGCCGGTAGCCGAAGCCGTGCGGTTGTTGGCTGAGCCAATGACGATCCGCTTGCTGTTGCCTGTGATCTGCGTGCTAAGCCCTGCTGCTGAACTAGGTGTTGCCCCGTACGCAGCCTGCATCAGGATCTTCGTGGTCAGGGCCGCAGCAGCAAGGGTCTTAGCAGCACTGGCAGTTTGCAGCGATGCCCCAGTCACCCCGAACACCCCAGAGCCTGCTGTCGTGGCCGTGGCCGAAGCCGCCAGTTGCACGATGGTCAGTAGCTGAGCAGTAGCAGCCGATGCAGCAGCGTTCGCCGCCAACAAAGCCACTTGGCTGGTCAGACTTGCTGAACCACCAGAGGTAGCCGAGCCAGACGCCCCAAAGGACGCGCCAGGACTCGTTAGGAGCGCCGTTCCAGCCGTGACCGCATTACCTGCCACGCCAAGGCTGATCGTTGATCCTAGGGCCGCAGATTCAGCCGTGGTCGCCGCCTTAGTTCCTGCCAGAGGGATGCTCGTGCTAAGAGACCCCGTTCCAGTTGTCGTAGCCGCTGATGTCGAGTAGAGCCCATTGCCTGCTTGTAGGTTTGCACTTGCCCCAGTCACCGCCGAGCCAGTTGCCTGGATTGGGATGGCCGTGCTCAATCCTGCACTTCCCCCTGTGACCGCGGATCCCGTAGCCCCGTAGGCATTTGATGTCGCAGTCAGGGCTGTGGTGCCGCCAGTCACTGCACTAGTTGCTGCAGCCAGAGGAATGCCAGTGCTCAGGCCTGCGCTAGATGCCGTCGTGGCTGCTTGATTGCCAACCAGTATCGACGGGATCGACATCATGGCTCGCGCAATGCTGTTGTTCGACGCATCCGGAAACGGATTCTTGACCGGCGTGAAGTTTCCAAGATAGCGGGCCACCCCTTTCGTGATCCGGAACTCATCAAGGTAGCCAACAGCCGAAGAGCCAGCCGTGCCCTTGGAGTTATCCCCGTTCGCTACTGTGATACCACCAACCGTCTCATTGGTGGTGAAGGCCCAACTTGCTGCGGCATTGCCTCCAATGTACGCCGTCAGGATGCCGTTCGCCCGCTCCCAAGCAACGTGCGTGTCCCCCCCAAAGGTAAGACCCGTCGGCGTCGTGTATGACCCACTGATGTTGTAGACCGTCAACTGTCCAGAGCTGGTCACATAGCAGCAGAACGTGCCAACACGATTGCTGTTGGCCCCACCAGTCGCCCCATCAAACACCAAGTTGTAAGTGCTGGCGTTTGAGTTGGTCAGGTTCAGCCACGTTTCAATCGTGAAGTCACCGGTGCCGAGCTGGGTTGCCCCGCTGCCCGTATTCTGCAAGTAGCCACCATCCGTAAAGGTCAGGGCCTTAGCCCCAACGATGGGGTGAGCGCTGCTTGTCGTGCCACCAAGGTTCGTGAAGGTCAGCCCCAGAGGACCGCTATCTACTACGCTCGGCCCCTCACCGTGCAGCAGCACTGTGACATTGCTAAACGAGGCATCGGGGTTCACCGTACTGGTCAGGGCCGAAGCCGTGGCCACCAATGCCGCCCCTGTCGTTCCTGTAGTCAGGTTAGCCGAGCTGGCTGGTGCTGCAGAGGCATTCACAGCAGCAGGGATTACTGTCGTCAGTGCACCACGCCCGTTGCCTCCCACCCCATTGGTGAAGTTGTAGGCAACGACTTGCTGGCCAGCCACCATCTGTGATGCCAAGACATAAGCAGACGAGTTGTTAACAATGTCCGCCGTCCCGATAGCCGCACCATTGCTCGACGCCATGATGTTCGCAGCCAGAGCCGTATTGGCATCCATCTGCGTGCTCAGCGAGCAGAGGAATACCCCGCCGCCTACTGGCGTGATGCTTGCCGACGCCCCGGTGCCCGTGTTCATGGGTGCCGCTGCAGTCGAGATAACCCCGTTCACGATGTCGAACACCACACTAGAGTTCGCTATGTAGCTCGCCATCTGGACGGCAAAATAATTGCCGACGTTTGGCCGCACATAGAAACTCACCGTATACCAGCCTGCAACAGCTTGCCTGCTCATCATCGCGCCAAGGTAGGCACTACCAGATACGTTGTTTCGCCCAATCAGGTCAGCTGTCATGCCCCCCTGCATGCCGATACCTGCGTTCGGGGTGATGAACGACATATAGCCGTTGATCCAGTCCGGCGCCCCAACCACTTCTGAGGACGCAAACATATTGCCAGTGCCGCCCACAGGCACTGCAGCATTGCCAGCCACCATTGGCACGGCCGTGCTCAGTCCAGCAGAGCCAGACGTCACGGCGGCAGAGGAAGCCACAAGGACGGCCCCGGCTGCGAAGGTCGTCAGATTCGCGCTCAGAGCCGTTATTGCGGCCCCCGTGCTAGATAGGCTCACCCCAGTGGTGATCGCCGCTCCTGCACTCGTCTGGGCGCTCCCAGCCACCGTCAGAGCGATGGTACTTGCCAGCCCCGCGGATTGAGCCGTAACTGCTGGCATATTTGCCTGCAAGGGGATGACCGTCGTCAGCCCAGCCGTGCTGTTGGTCGTGGCCGCATTCGTGGCCACCAGAACAGCAGAGGAGGGGGGCGATGCAGCGAGCATGCTCACCACACCCATGTTGCCGCCAATTGGCCAGCCAGCAGAATTGCCTGACGGAATAATTGCAGCAGATAGTGGGCCAGCAACCCCGGCCCCCAGCACCCCTGGACTGATGGTCAGATTCCGGCCATGCCCAGAGTGGTCAGTCACATCAGCAGACCCACTCCATTCAAGGAACCAATCTGCCCATGCTGCTGAGTCAGGACCATAGCTCTGCGCAATAGCCAAGACTGCCGCGTTAGATGGCGCTGTGGTCAGGCCATCATAGATACGGAAGTGTGATCCATCATATGTGTTGCTGTTGGCATTCTCAGCATCACCAATACGCATCGCCGTGATCGGACCGGGCGTGACCGTGAAGGTCAGGGCCGCATACGTTTGCGCAATGGTCTGCGTGTTGATGTTAGGCGTTACTACGGTGGTCGGTGCACTCGGGAAGATGGTGTATTGATACACCGATATTTTGCCGCTAGCCGTATCGTTGTAGACCCACCAAGCATTGAACACCCAGCCTTCAATGTCGGACTCCGGCTTTGATATGAGCAGCGTGTTCCAGTCGCCTAGGTATGTGCCCCCAGCGCCAGAGTTGTTGCCGTCATAGAAGGAAATATTGGAGTTGTAATTTCCGTTAGCCCCTGAGCTAGCAACGCCACCGTTGCAGTTGCCCATGATGAGCTGAACGCCCCAGTTTGATCCGTGAAGTTCAGCCGCATACAAGTTGGCGTAGGTATGTGGGTAGGCTCCTGTTTGATGTATGTTCTTGGACCAACCAGTGAGCAAGATGCCCGCAGCTGGAGTGCCGGTAATCGTGCAGCTGTCACCGTTGAACGCGGTGGTGTCAAACCGGATCGAGTTGGGATTAGGCATGGAGCCCCCTTCTTATATGTAGCTGGTCGCCACCTTGACCTGAGCCGCCGCAATGACCGTCGTGTCAGTATCAGCAGCAAGATTGGTGATAGCAAGAGCAATGCCCGTGCTGAATCGGATGCCCAACATCGCCGGGGCAATGGTCACCGTGCCTGATGCAGGAATGGCAATGGTGAACACAGGCACATCAGTGCCCACTGTGGGGGCTGTCGCCTTGTTGTAGAACTTCACGAAGGCTGCAGCAGCCCCGGTGTTGCTCGCCGTGATGTTGTATACCGTGCCGGCCGATGCTTTCACGGAGGTGGCATTGGTGGTAGCCGCGCTGTTCACAAACGAGGTCGTTGGCACCGGCAAGTTGGGGCTTATCGTGACCACCAGTGCAGGATCCGTCGCAAGTGGCGCCGTGCTTGCTGCTTTGATAGAGGCCAGCACACCAGCAACGCTCAGAGCCGCCAGCACTTCACCACGATTGGTCGTTTGCAGGTCTGTCTGCTGGCCGGTCGTGTAGGTGGGCTGGGTCGTGACAAACGTGCCACCAATACGGACTGGGTTGCCAGCAGTGGCGGTGGCAGCAGCAGCAGGGCCTTGAGCAATAGCTGCCACAGTGGGAGCCGCAGCGAATGCGCCGGGCGTGATGTTGATCGCAGCAGAGCCAGAAGTCCAGGCAGTTGCGACAACGCGGAAATACAAGAACTCACCAATGTCTATATCCCACGCGCGCGAGCTATTCGATGTCAGCACGCCGGTGGTGGTTTCCGATATGGATGTATCGACGCGGCAAGCATTGACCGGAAACCAGAGCGTGTTGTCCAGTGATCCCCAAAAGCCGAAGTTGACGCCAGCATGCGTGCCAGATACGGTGACCGTGGCTCCATCCCAGGATCCCATCGTGAGGGGGCCGACCACCGTGCTTGCTGCCACGATGGCGCCAGTGACTGCAACAGGCGTGGTCAGCACCGTGACAGGCATGGGGGCTGCGGCGCTGGTCTGATTGACAGAACCTGCGGCGCCCCAAGCGGACTTAGCAAGCGGATACTCTACCGTGGATATGGTGTCAGAGGCAAATACGGAGCCACCTGATCCCGGGTTAGCTGTGAAGTTCATGCTGTGCTTTCAGGTGGAGGGGGCTCAATCAAGAGCCCCCAATTACTTAGTTGTCGATGGAGAGGGTCAGAGCGGCGGCGGCGAAGGTCGGAGCCGGGTCACCGTTGTTGATGGTCTTGACGGTGGTGAGCGGTTCAATCATCAGCATGTTGCCAGCGGTGGTTGCATCGAAGAACGCGATACCCCAGACGAAAGCCGTGGTGCCCGTATTGGTGGCACCGAAGGTCATCGTGCTGTTGTTGCTGGTAGTGGGGACGCCAGTGCCACTGGATGCGGCCGTGCTGGCTGGTGCTTGCGTGCCTGCCCAGTTGGTCAAGGATGCTGCCAGATTGGAACGTGCATAGCCAGTGTAGTTGGCTTCCACCACAGTGCCGGCTCGCATGGCCACGGTCTGCTCGGTGAATACCGCAGTGCCGTCTGTGATCACTTCACTGTTGGCGCCGGGGTACAGTGTGCTCTGAGCAGCGGCCGAGGTGCCAGCAGTCGTGCACTTGTACAAGCGGTTTGGGCCAGAGTTGGGCGTCAGGCTGATGGTGTCATTCAGCGCATAAACCGTGCTGTTCGCCCGCGGGCCTTTGGTCGAGGTCAGCAAGCCAGCAGACAGGGCCGTGGTCGGAAAGGTATAGGCCTGAGCACGCAGGAGTTGGTCAATCAGCTTGTTGGCGAGGTAGGAAGTGTAGAGCATGGGAGTCTTTCAATAAGTTAAAGGTCAGGTAAAACAGGTTCAGCGAAGCAGCGGCAGTTAGGGCCGCAGCCAGCATGATACGGAGCTAGGCTTAGCTCCAACTTTGGAGGATCACTCCAAGCAACGTACTTACCCTCCATTTCCTGATGCAAGGGGCGCACGTCACTATCAGTGCTGGTCCTCCAGATGTAGCCATCCGAACCAGCATACTCAGCACGGGCCTGCGTGAAGGTGGCGGCTGAGCGGGCCACCTCCGTGCGAGCTATCAGCCGGGCCTTGCTTTCGCTGACCTGCTGTGTGCGCATAATTTCACGTTTGATGTCTGGGCTTCGGATGCCAGCAATCATGTTCTCCTTGACCAAGCTGTGGATCCGTTCGGCGGCGTCCAAGGGCAGGCTGGTGATCAAATGCACCTGCTCTTCCATCAAGCCTGTGTAGGCTGATCCAGTCGGCGCATTGAGGAGTTCGCTGCGTATGGACTGACTGATGTCTTTGCTATGCTGCTGCCACATCTTGTAGTCACGTCGCTGGACATCAGCAAGCATGTAGTTAGCCACTGAGCGAGCCCACGGATTGATCAGGGTGGCGTAGGCCTTTAGATGCCTGATAACCGCGTCAGGATCACTCAGGAGGCCGTCAGGTGCGTACCCACGTACGATTGCCCCTATTTGCTTTGCAACGGCCCTGAGCCTACTGTTGTAACTGGACTCGGCGCGCCTTGCCATTGTCCAGTTTTTGCGCTTCTGGTTTCGGTCGAACTTGCTTGTCATCAGGCTTGTCTCCTGGTAGGTCCATGTTGTTGCTCTCACCGCCCGGCTTAGGCAATCCAGGCAGGTGGCCCGGCTGAGGAGGTAGCCCGGACGCGCCAGGATCGCCCGGGAGCGCTTCGCCGGCATCAGGTGGGGCAACTGCATCATCAGCAGCGTCAATCGCCTCCTGAGTGATGTTGGTGAAGATGCCCGTGGTGCGGCTAGATTGCCGCAGTTCTTGCATTGCTGCTTTCTGCGTGAGCAGGCCATCTGCCAAAGCACCAGATACCGCTGTCTGCACTTTGCTTGCCACGTCGGCTTTCTGCGTATCGTCAAGGGCCCGCAGGCTCGTGAAGTCCAGCGCAAAGTTATTGGGCAGCTTGACCTCCTTGCTTTTGGCAATCAGCTTGTAGATCGTGGTGATGCCCACAATCATTGTCTTGCGTTGCTGCTGGCGGATGTGATCCCAGAACATCTGGAGGTCAGACTCGCCGCTGCTATTCAAGCCAGCAGGTGATTGCCCGAACAAACGCACCAGAGGAATCTGCAAAGCCCCGGAGAGCTGCTGACCGAACTGGGTCAGTGCATCACTTAGCCCACTGAAGGCGCTATGGCTCTGAGCCTCAAACTCATCCTCACCGTCAAGCAGGGTGATGCCCTCCATGCCTTGAAAGCGGCGCATCAGTTCAGTGTAGGCAATCACGCCGTTCATGGCCGGGCCACCTGCTGCAATGATGTCGCGCAGTCCAGGTATCTTCAGGGTGCGCAGGTAGCTCTTGTAAACCAACTGAGCGGCACCGGTGCTAGCAGAGTCGAACGCAATCATTCGGTCCCACAGGCGCTCGATGACTGATATGCCCCACAGGTTTTCCGTCATGCGCTGATTCTGCGGAAGCTCAACACCGACCATGCGGAAAGCAAGGCGGCTGTGGTGGATCCGTGCCCCCTTCAGGGCAGGGGCTGCAGCATTGACCTTGTAATACTTCGGCAGGCCGAGGTGGGCGCCGTATTCAGTGACAAGGTCCTCCAGTGAAGGCTCAACCATCCAGCGGTCTAGCACCAGCAGGCCCTTGAACTGGTCAGGGCCAACAGTCTCCAGCCGGAGCGGGGTCATGGGGTCTTGGCCATCAATCAGCATGACTGCGATGCAGCCGCCGTAGAGCCGGCCCCACTTGATGCAGGCGTTTGTCTGACCCCAGATGTCGAGCAGGATGGCTTCGTGCTCCATCACCTCCTGATCGTCTGGCGGTATCTCCGTGTGGAAGTCAACGCCTGCCCGGGTCATGTCATCAGCAACGAGGTCTACCGCCACGCCACCGAGCCAAGAGCCACGGTGGATCCATTCCAGCTGCTGACGGTTGCGGGTGATGGGGTTGTAGCCGTAGCTCGCAGAGGACAGTGCGTTGTCAGCACCGACCCCCAACTTCTGAGCAAAGTTGACGAAGCTGTCAACCGTGGCCACTGGTCCGATGCTGGCGCCGGAGTTCAGGGTCTTGCGGGCTTTGCTGTCCTCCGTCTTGGCTGCTCGTACTGCGGCCTTAATTGATAGCTTGGTCATTGGGGTTCCTTACTTTTCTTTTGCCGTGACCTTGGATACGTCGACGTGATGCCGTCCCATATCGGACTCCACCATATAGGCGGGGTGGCCGTTGCTGGTCGTGTGGGTCGTCACCTTGCCATGGATCTTCCCGGCCGGCATATGCATAGTGACTTCAGAGCCAATAGCATGCGGATGGGTTTTCGACGTCAAGGTGTCAATCTTGTTGGATGCCTTCTTTTGCTTTTTCTCGTAAGGCGTCGAGCCGGGCTTCTTATTTGCTGCGGGCAGTGGGGCCTTCAGGCTGGCAGCATGGGCTTCGTTGCTTGCAGCAGTTGCCTTAGCAAGATGTGCCTTCTGTTTCTCCTCACTCTCCATCCAGTAGCTGCCATGCTCAGAAGCCTGAGAATAATTCTGGTGACGGAAGCCGGCCTCACCATGGGCCGCTGCCGCCGCCTTGTGGTCTGGGTTGCCAGTCTTTTCATGCAAAGCCCGGTATTTAGCGGCTTGCTTTTGGTGATGAAGTTTTGCTGCATTGCCTGGAGCTGCGCCGCCTGAGCTGACGAACTGACCCCCTTTGCTGGAGCCAGCAGGAGCATGCGCAGGTCCTGCGTCACGCGTCTTATGTATGTGAATATGAATTGCCATGTTGGCTCCAAAAGAAAAGCCCCGGCCTATTCGCTGAACGGGGCTTGGTGGGGTTGATGCTGCTTACTGACCGCGGAGCCAAGCAAGGACTTCCTGCTTGTAGTGGGCGACCTCGGAGTTGCTGTACAGCGTGCTGATCTTCTCAATCTCGCTGATGGCTTCGTCCTTGACCTTGTCCAGGTGGCTGGCAATCAGGTTGATCACGTGATGCTCCATGTCAATCAGGTGGTACGGAGCAGCAGGAGCAGGGCTGGTGTAGCTGGGCAGACCCAGGAAGGCATCCAGCTCTTTGTCGGTGCTCAGCTCATCAGCGACGGCAGGCTGAGCAGCCGCAGCTGGTTCGGGGTCAGCTTGCGCAGGCTCTTGAGCAGCTGGAGCCGCCGGAGCGGGGTCAGCCGCTTGCTCTGCCGCAGGGGCTTCCGCAGGGGCTTCCGCAGTGGGGGTTTCGGCTGGGGCAGCGGGTACATTGGTCACCTCCGTGGTGGGGTCGATGGTTGCTGTGTCTTGGGTGGTTTCGTCCATGATGCTAATCCTTGTGATGGTGAATGATGATGCTCCGCGGAGCCTTACGTTTTGCGGGCTGGTGCTCCGCGGGGCTGCAGCAATCGGCCACCCACTCGTCATCGTGGATCAGGCCGGCTTCAACAGCATGCAGGTAGACCGGGGTGGTCTTGAAGTGGTCAAGGTCAAAGTCAGGCCCCACCTCCTCCCAGAACTCTTTGCTCTGGTAGGGTGGCAGGTCCCAGCTCTGCTTCGTCCAATCGGACTGCGTGGGGTCGCAGTCCAGGTCGATGGGTTTCATGCTTTGCCTTTCTGTATCTGGCTCTTGACTTGCTCGATAGCTTGCGACAGATTGCTAGCAGATTTCGACGGAAGCGGGAAGCTCTTGATCGTGTCATGGCCAAGCACTACCAACTCGTGCTCATTGCTGCATCCGAAGCCTGTGAGGTACGTTCCGAGCACTTGGCTCACCGGCACCTTGACAAGATATACCGTGCCGCTGCTACCTGCGAAGGTTTTGGCCGTGCCATAGTTGGTGCTGAAGCTCGATGCTGGCTGGAGCTTGACGTTGGCAGGCTCATGGCTAAATGCTTCAGCGCCGGGCACCACTTCCATGCCACGAGCAAGGAATACGTGGTCCCGTCCCATTTTCTTGAACAGGGCCTGCGTGTTCTCATACTGCCCGCGGATGAACTCCTGCAAGCCCATGCGAAAGCCCCGGCACTCCTCGGCGGTCTTTATGGTAAGCCCAACCTTCTGCGCCGCCATCTGTGTCAGCTTGTCGTTGTGACCTCCGGCGCTAAGGACAGTCTCAAGGCTCTGATGCGTGACCGCATCCTTAGGCTGCTGGAAGGCATCTTGCGTCGCCATCTGGAGGGCGCAGGAGAGCGGATTGCCATCCCCTGAGCTACCTGCCCAGCTTGCCACTAATCGTCGCTCCAGGGACGTTTCTGATGGGCTCCCGGCCGCGTATGCTGCCTTGAGTGCTTGGAAGTGCTTCTTGTCTTTCAAGTGCTCTTGTAGCGACTTCTCCACCAGCTTCTTGTTCTCTATCGGGTCATAGCTGCCCATCGCGCTTAGCTCAGACTTCAGTGCTTCCATTCCGTTGCCGAAGCTCTTGGAGCCTGATGCTTCGATGTCGGCCACACTCACATGCTTGAACTTGGGCGGGAGGATTACGTCGTATCCAACTGGCTTCGGGGCCGGCTCATCCTTGGTGGCGTCCAGCCAATGCTTGGTAGCAGAAGCAAGGGTCTTGGTATCCGGCTTCGGTGCTGGCTTGGCTCCTAGCTTGCCCTGCTTCTCCAGCTGGGTGTTTTTCTTCCACTGGGCAATTGCCTCCTCTGCCCCCTCGCCAAACTCATCGACTCCAGTCATGGCATTGGCTAGGATCTTGTCTGCCTCGTAGACCTTGTCGTCGTACTTGGGCTCGTGCAGGGTACCAGTTGTGTTGGTAGCCCACTGGGCCATAGCCAGTGCCTTGCTCTTCTTGTAAGCGAGCACTGCTTTCTCTGAATGAACCCCGTGATCCTGAATGGCCTCCAGCATGTTGTCCTGGGCCATGCTTAGGGCATGCTCATAACTCTTGTCGGCCTTGTCTTTGCTCACTGGCTGGAATGGCACGGTGACCTTTGGCACGTAAGGCTCAGAATTGTGCTTCATTACCATTGGCTCAGCCTTGGGCAGGCCGATTGGCTTACCTTTCTGCAGCTCTTTAATCGCCTGCTCTTTCGTATCACCAAGCCAGCTGGATCCGTTGGGCGCATCCAGGTCGTGCCATCCTGGCAAGCCCATGCTCTCCGTGGCGTTGAGCTTCTGGAGCTTGTGCACATCACCGTTGGGCATCGTGACCTCGGTGTATTTGCCAAAGTCACCTTCCTTGCTCTTGGTCGTTGGCTCCTTGAGGTCGTCAATCAGGCTAGGCATATCAGCCGGGGCTGGAGGCGCTGGCTGTCCGTTGGGCATGACCACCTGGAAGGATCCGTTCGGGAGCTTCTTGATGTCAAGCGCCCCATAGTCGCCTGCGTGCTTGGCGCTCTTGAACTTGGACAACCACGTATTGATTGTGACTTCCTTGTGCTCTGGCCCCATGATGTCCATCAGCTCTTTCTTGCTGAATGGGTGGCCCGTGCTGAGCAGCTCGTGCAGTGCGGCCTTGGTCAGCTTAGCCACAACCTTGGTGGGCTTCTCACCGACTGGGCCACCACCGCCCGGCGTTGCTGTGAACTGGCCCCCGTTGGCCTGCCCCGCGGGCGCATGCGGGTGCTTGGACGGATCGTAGTCGTCATGGGTCGACTTACTGGCTTCAATCAGGGCCTTGTGTAAGCGATCGTAGAGGCCGGCATACATGGTTGCAAGGTCTGGCCCCTTATCGCGCGTCCTGGCTGATCCTGCCCGCTTGTGGGCTATGGTTATGGTGATCACGCCCATGTGGGCCTCCTACATTGGTTTGGGTTTCGCGTCTTGCTGGCAAAGCACCTTGGCCAGCGGGTCAGTGATGACGTCGCAGCGGAAGGGCTCTTTGTGGCGGATGGCCAAGCAGTAGGGCAGGGCTCCGTCAATATGGGCGACCTGAGCACACATTGCGTCGGTCCCCATGCTGGCGAAGCTCCGTGCGTTCCGGGCTACTGCAAGGGCAGGCCATTCACTGGCGGATGGCTTGCTCATATAGGCGAGGGCAGCAATGCCCACACAGATGATGACTACTTTTGCTTTCAGGATGCTCATGGCTAACTCCTAGTTGATGAAGCCAAGATATACCTACTGCTGCGGAACATCCTTGCCAAGACGCTCCCACATGCCGATTGAGCCGGTCCGCTGTATCTCACCGTCAAGGCTGTAGCGGATGCCGTCCCAGCAGTGGTTGTGCTTATCGACAACGATCGGAAGCACCTGTGGTTGGCCCTGCGCATCAACTATCTTGGGATCGACCTTGTAGCGCCATGCGTGGGCTTCAGCCGCTGTCTTGGGGCAACTGGGTGCTATCACAATCTCGTTGTACCCGCGGAGGTGGGCAATGCCATCCTTGACGGATCCATCCCACTTAGCGGCTGCGGAGATATTGAAGCCCTTGCGCCTCAGGTGGCTGATGGTCTCCGGCCTCGCCGCATCAGCCTTGATTGGCCAGTCCCGGGCGCCCGCCACGGTATCGTAGAAGTCTGGCATATCGTCGAGGTCGACTTTATTGCCCCATGCTTCACCACTGATGTAGAGGGTTTTGGTAGCACGGTTGGTGTCCGGGTTCTTGCCCTCCATGATGAAGGATCGGATGAGGGTGTTGGGATCCTGCGCAAAGCCAAAGTCAGCCCCAAAGCGTAGCCGGCTAGTAGCCTTCCACATATCTTCGTCAAACTCAGCCACGCGATACTTACCGGAGAGGATGATTGCGTTGCTAACCTTGCGAGCCATGCCAAGCCAAATATGCTCGTACAGCTGATAATCGCTAGCTTTGTCATCTTCCATTTCCTGACGTAGGACGGCACTCAGATACGGATTGCTATCGTAGTTGACCTTGTGAATGATCGAGTCGCTACGTGGGGTGGCAACGAAGCGCCGGTACGTAGCGTCTGCTTCGTCATCCATATTGAAGCTAATCCAGATTTCCGAGCCTTCCTTACGGATGGTGGGAAGCAAGACCCTCCAGGATAGCTCACTGATGCTGTGGGCTTCTTCAGCCCAGAGGATGTCAATGCCTTCCGTAGAGCGGATGCCGTTGGTGTTGTTGTGGCATCCTTTGAAGATGAACTCTGCACCTACCCGGCTCTTGATGCTATCTGCTGTGACGACGAACCAACTGCTAAGGCCCAGCCGCACGATGGTATCCGCTAGGATCTTGATCGAGCTGTCCTTCATTGAGTTCTGGAATTCACGCACGCAGAGCACACGGAGGGGCAATGCTGCGGTCAAGCGGATCAGTGCTTCCGCAAAGGCCCATGACTTAGCAGCGCCGCGGCCACCCCAATATACTTTGTAGCGGGCCTTCTTGTAGTAGAGTTCGCTAAATGCCGTGTTCTTGTCGAGGACGAGTGATGGTCCGTTGATCGGGACCGGTGGCTCAATCGTCGAGGAGTTGGCGTCGGATTCTTGGTGCACTATCTCCAGTGCGTTCCTCGCCTTCGTCCTCCGTGCCTTCTCCGCTAGGGCCAAGGCTAATGCCTGCCTCGGCGGCAGCGCGTGCAATGATCTGATCAAGCTCATTGTCTGATACTCCGTTGATGACCTCTACCGTGCTAATCTTTGGAGCGTAGTAAGGGGCAGCAGCTTTGGCCGCATCCCGTCTAGCTTCAAAGTCGTATTGCTCCAGCACGTGAATCTTCTTTCCTGTGCTGGGTTCAATCTCTATCCGGAAGATGGGTTCACCACGGACAATCATCAAAAGGAATTCATGTGGCAGCACGCCAGTAGCTGCTGCTTTGTCACGTGCTTCTCTAGCTAAGCGGTTCAGTGCTCCAGGTGGCCGTCCGGCTCCTTCACGCTTCCCGCCTTGATTGCCACCATTGGCATTAGGCTTAGTTGATTTCATGATATTGTTTCAGGAGGATGTAGTTGGAATAATGGTCTCTAGTACCCTACGTAAGCCTAGTAGGATGGTACATAGCTTACGTAGAGTTCTATCTACGTTGGTGGGGGATTGCGCAGCAGCTTGCCACAGAGACTATCGCACTAGGGTGAATGCACAGAGGCTCAATCCGTGTATCGAGTGCTAACTAGATGATTGCTTTGTGCTGGCAATCCCCCGTAATGGTGGGCTTAACCCACTCACTCAATCTAGCAAGTCATATGTTCATGCTGCTAGATTGTGGTCGGTTTATTGAAGGAGTTGATTCTCCTAGCCCGTATTCGGTGAGCGTGGCCGGATGCTCAATCCCAGTGGATCCCGAAAGGCCTGTATTCCACTATTACCTAACCGATGGTGCGTAGGCTAGACTTATGTTGCTAAGGGTTCGCCAATCCCAAGGTACGTAGGACCATTGCCCTACTAACCCAACGCTCCTAGCGGATTGCTAGTGCTTATGCGTTCCCGGTGATCATGCACGTAATCACCATGCCATCCGTAATGATCACGTTTGCGTTGTGGTTCAATATGC